ATTATCATAAGTAATTTTCATAACAACTATTCCTCCTTGTTGCTATTAAATAATATCTTTATTACAGTATTATATTAAATACTTTATCCAGAAAGTTGAATAAAAAAATAACCGACCCACTAAGGGTCGGTTACATTTAAATCCATTTAATTACAGATTGCCTGTGAAGAAGTCTCTCAGAAATCTTTTCCAAGTAAAGTGACTTCTAAAGCATCCGTCTACGTCCTTGTACCAGTACTTATTGTAACACTTTTTCTGCACGTATGCGATAAGTGTTCCAACCAAGCCCATGATTCCCACCACGATCACAAGTTCAAATACTGATATGTACATTTACTATTTCCTCCCAAGATTATATTAAATACTTTTTATAGCATTTAATATAAATTCTTGTTAAGCAGAAATGCCGTTTTCAAATACAAACTTTGAATCAAAAGTATTTTCAGCCTTAATGTCAAATGGGGATACACCTGCTCCCTGGATAAGAGAGTAACCGTCATTCATTACGCTAATATCAGTATCTTTGAGGATATTGTTATTGTAGTGAATATTGAGGTCAGGTCTAAGATTAAGACAGAAGTAATGCTTGTTTGCTTCAGCAAGTTCTGCGAAGTTGGTATAAGCTTCAGAGATATCATTTCTCGGATTATAGCTATCTGTGAACGAGTAAATCATAGCAAGACGCTGTTCAAGAGGAAGATTCAATCCCCAATCTGTCAGCGGCATTGGCATTTTATTACCGTAGAACATGTCCTGAGTAGCATGATACTTTGCAGTGAATGCAAGTGCACGAGCAACCTGTGGGAACTGTTCGATAGTTTCAAGAAGTGTACGGCGTGTAAATTGTACTTCAGGGAGAACATCAAGTGCAATCTTGTTGCTTCCACTGAAACCAAACTTCTTTTCAAACAAGTATTCCATATCAGAAAGTTCAGGCAGATAACCTTTTTTCATATCGAAAATCATAGGGAATCTTACACCTTCGATATTGTACTTGTTCTTTACAAATGAAGCATAACTCTTGAAGCCATTGATTTCTGGACCATAAACAGGGTTTCCTCTGTCCATGTTGAGTTTTTCACCAGGAACAATGTCCATAATCTTAAATGACTGATAAATAAACTCTTTACCGCCCTTAAGCTTTTCACCCATACCGAGGAATGGAAGATATCTTGTTTCTTTATCAAACATTCCAACTTTCATTTCCTTAGTTTTATGGTTGATACAATGCAAACCAATGTTTGCTGCATCGATGTAAGGCTTCATCTTACGAACAAAGATGGTCCAAGCTTTTGCATCAAGAGCACCTTCCATATTTGAACCAAGCGAAGTATTTTCTTTTACTTCACCAGATTTATCGAGCTGTACCAAATCATCAACGCCATTTGGGTTAACCTGAGCTACAGAATCGACTACAATGTATGTAGGTGCAAGGAACAAGATTTCACGTCCATCAACATCTCTCAATCCTGATGGAAGAATATAATCTTTTCTACAAGTGGTTTTAATATTGTAAATCTTGATAATCAAGTTTGCAAGGTCGAGAAGTGTAATAGGTTTGTTTGAGTAATTACACTTTGTCATGAAATCAGCAGGTGACCAATTTGCCAATGCCATAAATCGGTTAGGAGGCGTATTGTTTTCTGGGTCAAAGTAAAACAATTCACTGTATCCTGGTCCGAAACGATTTCGAACGTAATCGATAGCAGACGAAATCGCGCCAATTGTGAACGAAGTCTTACCTGTACCTGATTCACCGATGTTGTTTTCAAGACGAGGGAACACACCACCATTGATTACAGGCATATTGTTAATACCTAAAACTGGTGCTCCGCAATACACGTTGTAAATTGTGTATTTTGTAGGAATCGCTGGAAACTGAATGAAGTTATTGTCTCCACTGTTAGGGTCTCCATTAAGTGCCATACGATTCATTAATTTACTACCAAACATAGCCATTTTATTTCTCCTCTGGTGCGGCAAAACGATTGCCATTATTTTCATTTTCAAACACTACAAAAATGTCATTCGACATGTACAACGCGTTATTAAGTTCTATCAAATAATTATTGATAACAGCTGCTTTATCGTCAATTCTATCTCTAAGAACCTCAAGTTCAGTTATGACTCGCTCACAATACATCTCGAGTATTCTTGCCACATAGATGTAAAGCATATCGCCATTAGATTGCTGAGCAGGCTGTTTAGCATCGTTTACTAACGAAGCTTCTTCCATAGATGTGTAATATGTATAATTCAAAGCGTATTCTCTATAGAAAGCGTTTTTCATATCTGCGCTCATCTTTGATATAATAGACGCTGTCATTATAGACAATTTCTTTTGTAAAACACCTTCCTTCTCAACTAACTCCGCCTCGAAAGCCGAACTAAAATCCGAGCTCACAAGTTTTGTGTTCTTAGTAGATTCAATCCACTGTTTGAGTTCAAACAGAAACTCATGGCGTATAAACGCGTTCAAAACTTTTCTGTAGTTTTGTTTTTGGTCAAACACCGTTGACTTCGATTTTGTATCTGTTGTAGGTCTGAATTTGAAGAATATATAAATCATTACAAAATCAATCAGCAGATTTATCGTAAATAAAATAATCTTTCCTGCCATTTGTTTTTTCTCCTAACTATGCAATTGTCTTATAGCAATCATCGTGATCGCAGTCATATTTCGCTGAGCTTGTTTAAGATTATTCTTGGCTTCTTTACACATATCAGCAGCGTCCCGTCTAGTTCGTTTTATATCCTCAACAGTCTTAGTAGAACGACGAGCAATAGCGTAGCATGGGTCTGACACGAACTGGAATACTTTAACGTATTTCTTATACAATTCTTCAGCTTTCTTATACTGGGTTTTGCATTTCCAATATTTATCTAAAATCAATTTAAGTCTTTTATTATCTTTCATACTCTACCTATTTAGTTTTTATTCTCGATAGCATTAAGTTTAGCTATCTTAGAATCAATAACAATCTTTTCAAACTCTTCTTCAAGCAACTTTGGAATTTTTGTCTGTAAAGTTGTTGGAGCAAATTCCAATATCTTTGGTATTTCAGGATTATCTTTAGTCTTTTCAAGTTTCATCGCATCTTCATATTTCTGAATAGCAGCTTCACTTAACCAAGGATTGTACTCGCCATAAAATTTCTTCCAATCTCCAATTACAATTTTTGGATGAACTGGAAGTACACTCGAATGCACAAGTTTATGTGCGGTAGGGTTCAATGGAGTGAGACCAACCATAAACCTATAATGAAGCATTATAACTTCTTCACAGATTTTCATCGTCTCGCAATAACCCTGCTTCTCCATGGACTTTGTACAACAAGTTTCAACGTAATCATACAGCGTGAACGGCGCATGATGTAACTCGATAGTAAAGCCATTCTTCATAGAGTATCCTTCATAGAAAGAACAGTGATTTACGTCGAGATTCTGTTTCATAAACTGTATAAAATCTCTATACTCGATTGTAGCACGACACATCTTTGTAACGTACTTGTAGTATTTCTCATTAACAGTTCTAACCTTCATGTCAAAATCTGCTTCTGGAATTTCTTCAAGATGCATTACATTATTCTTATCGTACTCAAGTTTAACCGAGTCTTCTTCAATATCTTTTTCACTAGGTTTAGTAAAAACACCCATTTTTAAACACCTCAAAAATTAAGCAAAACAAAAGAAAAATAAGATGCTACAGAAGAAAATACCGCTGTTTTATCAGACGAGTACTTCCCTCTGTAGCATTGTACTGTTTGTACAAGGAGATTATCCAAGCAGTACAGGAGTTTATATGACCTACAAGAAAAAACAAAACAAAACTCGTAAGTCTATAGGCAAATGATGGAGTTGAACCACACTAACAAATACATCGCGCCTACCATAAAGCGCTTTATAATTGCTAGCACACATCCTTCATACTCACGCTTTTGTGTTTTTAAACACAGTACATTTCCAAGCCAAGGTGTCACGACCAAGCGAACCCGAGGAATTGTCCTTTTCTGCATTTTCAGAAGTTTACACCACGTTGCTCCTTTGTGAAAATCAGAACAACTTTGTCTTTGCCAATATGTAAAAAGAAAGTAATCATGTGCGGTCCAAGCCAATGAGCATCCAGATAGTTGTTTTGTACTAGCAAAATACAACAACTCGTTACCAGCGCCCCGCAAAAGTTCTTGCCTTCCACGAGAACCTGTAGGGTGGTAGGCCACTACAGGAAACACTGCCGCTTTCGTTCGTCTCGAGAAACGACGAGTTTTATTAACCCTAGCAATTGTTGCACACCACATAGGAAACACACCTACTAACCAGCAAGCCCACGTCCTATGCAATGCTTAAGAAAACAAATTGCTTTACTAAACTAACACAACTCTTTCTTCTAACACCAAAAGAAAAAAAACCTGCTTCTCGTACAGGTGGCTCTAGACTGTTACCTCTAGAGGTTACGTGTTCGTCCTTGCTGCTTTCGTCCCTGAAACAAATGTCGTTTGACAGTTTCTACTCACTTTGTCACAGTTGGCAAGCACAACTCCAATCGAACACGATGGGTTTTGGCTAGTCCGACATCAATCCACTCAGGTGCCGAGACCGAAGGTCCATGAGATTCAAAAATGTCAGATGATATTCGGGTTTCTACCGACTTTGATATCGATTGCAAACGCTCCGAACAGTCGTCGACTAAGTCAAAAATCAGTTTCCTGAAAATCGACACGCATTTGCAACCCACCTAGGAGGTTGTTCTGGAATTCTATGTGTATTATTCGTGTGTAGTAACTGCTACGTCCGTTGATAATCCGATATCCAGAAGAAATTATCAACAGCTTCACAATCCTTCTCTGCTTAGTACTATTAAGGTTAGAATTAGAACACAGCTCAATCCAATGTGGACTCTGTAATCCGACAACCTATGCCGAAGCCTAGGAAAATTGGATACCGTATACCAATTAATGTTTAGCGATTCCACTGTTAAGAGTACGGACCTATTCGCCTATATTAACCTTCGTCTTTTATTTCTCATTTCAAATGTGCTACTCGCTTATAGTGGTCTCAGATAACCACCGTGCCACACGCTTGAAACTTGTGGTAAAGATATAAACCAGTCACTTGAACATTTCTTTCCAGACTCAGCACGAATCTGCGAGGACTATTCTTAGTCGACAAACACATCCTACTTTCTCGGACAAGCAGCCGCCGTATACTTCTACTCCTAGACACTATGTGCACAAAGAGATATTCTTACGGTCAGACAGTATTTCGAATTGACTCGAATCTTTTTATAAAAAAGAAGGTGCGCTAGAGCAGACATCCAGACCGCTCTAGCCACCTATACCATCAGGTGGACAATCATTAACAATGTGGAAAAACGTCTACGGGAGGGGAAAGAGTTTTCCACACATCTGATTGTCACAAAGCAATAATATACACCCTATATAAGTATTGTATCTATGTAAGGTCATTTATTATGTAGACAAGATTATAATAAAAAATAACCCAGGAAGAACCCGGGTTATTTATATTTGAACTAATCGTTACGCAACTTCTTCAGCTTTTTCAAAGTCATATTTGTCACAGTCGACGATAAGCCCATCTGACAGCTCAAATGCATTGTCGAACTCGTCTCCATAAGATGGGTTCCAAGCAGGCTCAACGTAAGCATCATATAGGGTTAAACTGTCGACAGTATTCTTTTTCTTTTCAGAAATATAGCTCATCGCCAAGATTTCTTTTCCTGTGAAATAGTTCTCGCTGTTCTCAAGAAGAGCTGTTGTTTTCTTGATTTTCGATGCACGAATTGGTTCAATCTGAACGGTTGAAAAGTTACCAACGCCAGTTTTTATTGCTGTCATAAAGCGTGTGTCGTTAGGGCACAAGTGCTCTACCTTATAATGCGACCTAACGATAGCAATACAAGTTGTTTTAAGAGCATCGTCTGCAACAACAACGTGGATTTTCTTCCACACCTGTCCAAGATGCACGTATACATCTTTACCTTCCTGGCAGAGCTTGTAAAGTTCTTCAACTGTTCTGACTTTCATTGGTGCATCGTCTCCGATACCAATACGACTGTGAATTTGTTCTTTCGAATTTAATAACATTTTGGATCCTCCCAGATCATTTTATTTATTCTACAATTATATTAAATAGTTTTATTTAGTCTTTGCCTAAATTAAGCAGTTTTACCGTTTGATGGTGTATTCAACAAGTGAACGAGTAACGTCGCCAGGAAAACCGCTCATCACAACTTTTATAAATACACTAGGATTGCTTCTAGTCAACGGTGGAAATGGTTTCCTAGAATATGGCCAATCTTTAATATCGGTTGTAAAAGAATGATACGGGTCGTCAAAACTAAGTTCAACAACTGTACGACTATCTTTCGACGTGTAACTATCAAAACCTGGAATATATCTCCTAAGCCAAAGCATCGATTCCGTGATACATGTGAGTTCATCTTTTGTTTTCTCAGCATATACTTCAGGAGGATTGCTCCAACGACCAGACAAATATTCCGATTGTAATTCGTGTACACATTTTAAACGATGTTCGATGTTAATTTTTATAGCACCGATACAACGTTTTGCAGCCTTATTTACACATTTCATGTCTTTCATATCAATATGACATCTTTACCGATTACACTACATCTTCCTTTCTTACTATAAGATATACATTTATCAAATTTGTTACCCTTATAGAAATTCACAGTAATATCACATGTGCTTAAAAGTACAATGTTATTTCCAACTGTGTACAAATTTGAAATCGCTACCGCAGCTTTATTGTTTTTTGGCACATAATAGTCATAACCATATTTACGCAGCCACAATATCGATGCCATTATTTTACGCATATTTGTGGTTATACGGCTTGCACAAACCACTGCATTAAGATCTCTACAATCATAGCTGTAATCGCGAGAAATAATGTATGATTCCATGACAGCATCGCGTTTAATATATTGGTAACGAACGCATACTTCTTCATCTCTTAACGTATCGCACAACGGATAATCAGTGGAATACACGACCTTATCAGAAATTTCAAGTATACTACACTTTTTATGATAATATTTATCAAGAAGTTTATAATCTTTATAAACTTCTTTCAGAAGTCTATCCAATTTTTTACAAAGAGTTTCAATACCTTTTTCCATGTGTACACCATGCGGTACAATTTTATATCTCTGTTTCATCATTTAAATTCGATCTCCTTTCTTAGTTTTTTAGTAATTATCTCCCAATGCTTTCCAGTCATCATCTGTGAAATTTGCATACATTTCAGCAGTTTTCTTCCTGGCTTCTTCTATCTGTTCGGGTGTCATTTCTGGACCAGTGAACTCGTTTATTGCATCAAAATCGGGTTCACAATAAGTGCTCTTTTCCAAAGTATTCATTACGTCCTCCTTTATTTACTCACAGCTGTTATCATCACATCTGACTTACTGCGTTTAAACAATTCAAACTCTGATGTATCTGGATTAAACTTGTAGACTTTCAACCCACGTTTATATCCAACATTTATCATATTGAGGGTTCCGGAGCCTCCAGGAAGAGCGACTACTATTCCATTAGGAAAAGACGAAGCATATTCTGCCATACGTCTATTTCTATTTATACCAGCAATCTTGTTATATTTATCACCGTGTTTGTTTACACCTATTGAAACTGGTTCAGTTGGAGATGAAGTAATGTTGTCCCAATATGCAGGAAATTCTTTTACAGGAATTCCAAGTTGTTTTGCAAACGACGCGCCATATTCGTCTGCTCCACGTGCCATTCCACACACCTCTTCGTCGACTCTCTCAGTTGTAAAAATCGCACGAAGCCCTGACTCCAGTTTCTCAGCAATATTTGGCGAAAATTGCTGTATAGCGAAATCTCTTCCACCACAAATAATACATTTTGACAATTTGTGCCTCCTCAATCTATTCATATACCTAAACAATATATATCTCAAACAAAAGAAAATCTCCCACACTGTAATGTGTGGGAGATAATTATTTGTTAATGCTTTACTGAATCGATTTCATTAGTGATATCTTTGAATTCTCCATCAATTTTCTTAAAAATGCGCTGATTTGTTGAACCACGCATCCTTAATCTAATATTTCGTAGCGATTCGATAAATGGACCTTCAATAACATAATCTGCACATGAAATAGCTTTATAAGCAGTAGTATTGACGTCGATATGCTCGAAAGTATAGCCTGTCCAAATATAAATCTCAATATCAGGATAAGCTTCTCTAACTTTCTTGCAAATTCTATAAACGTATTCCGCATTTTGTCCACAAAGAGGTTCGCCACCCAATACTGCAAATCCTCTTTTAATGCCATTGATAGTTATCGCCGACAATATTTTATCAACTAATTCTTCTTCAGCAATTTCTTTACCACCGTCAAAGTCCCAAGTTTGAGGATTATGACATCCTTTACATCTAAACGGACATCCCTGCATCCACAAACTTACAACAATACCTTCACGGCAGTCAACAATATCATTTAATTTAAGATCTGCATATTTCATATTACAAATGTAATACCCTTTCTTTAATCTCCTGAGTACGTCCTTGGTTCCAGAAATTAGTTCCTATGTAACCGCATGTACGTCTTGCAACATTCAATGTGTTTTCATCGGTATTTCCACAACATGGACATTTCCAATAAAGCTTTTTATTAGCGTCTTCCTCAATAACAATTTCTCCATCGAAACCACATTTCTGACAATAATCAGATTTAGTATTAATTTCAGCATACATGATGTTTTCATATATGAACTGAATAACTTGGAGAAGTGCAGGAATATTATCCTGCATATTTGCTACTTCGATATATGAAATAGCTCCACCAGGAGAAAGTTTCTGGAATTCGCTTTCAAACTTAAGTTTTGTAAACGCATCGATTTTTTCTCTTACAGGGACATGATAACTGTTTGTAACGTAATTGTGGTTCGTAACCTCTTCAATAATGCCATATTTCTTTTGAAGAAGTTTAGCAAATCTATACGTTACACTCTCAAGCGGAGTACCGTAAAGAGAATAATCCATGTTTTCAGCGGCTTTCCATTTTGCAGTAGCATCGTTAAGTGCCTGCATAATAGACAAAGCGAAATCTTTTACACTTGGATCAGTGTGACTTTTACCTGTCATAGCATAAACTGTCTCATACAGACCGCAATAACCTAAAGAAATTGTACTGTATCCGCCATACAACAGTTTATCAATGGTTTCACCTTTCTTAAGCCTAGCAAGACCACCGTTCTGCCAAAGAATAGGAGCAACGTCTGACAAAGTATGTTCTAAGCGTTTATGTTTTGTTTGAAGAGCTTTATGGCATTTTTCAAGATGATTATCAAGTACTTCGAAGAATTTTTTCTTAATATCCTCGAAATTAAGGTTATCAATAATACTGTGGATGTTTGTAGGCTTATCGATATTTTCAGAAGTATTCCATTCAGGACTCAGCTCTTTAAGGGCTCGCAGTGCTACGTCTGGAAGATTGATTGTAACGACACCCTGGTTAAAGCGGCCATAGTATTTTGGTTCACCAGTTTCAGGATCGATATATGGTGTAAGGAACGAACGACATCCCATAGGTGTAAAGCAATGTCCAACGCCATTTTTATCAACCTTGTATTCGAGCATTTTCTTTTCAGAAACGTAATCTGGTACGAGACGTTTTGCTGTACACTTAGCAGCGAGCTGTGTCAAATACCAATATTTTGATTCAGGCGTAATATTGTTTTCTTCAAGAACGTAAATCAATTTAGGGAACGCAACTGTTATATATACGCCAGCTTCATTCTTTACACCGAGAATTCGCTGATTGAGAACTTCTTCAATGCATTTAACCAAATCGTCTCTCTGTTGACCTTCAGGCAACTCGTTTATATACATAAACATTGTAACAAAAGGTGCCTGCACACCTTAACTTAGACTATCTCTTCATCTGTTCTAGATGGATGGCGCTTCGGAATTGTGATTTTCACACAATTCCTACTTCCTCTACAGGAATAGTCGTTACACCTTTACTCTATAAAGAGCACTTGGCACGGTATTGGCTTTTAATCATTATTAATATAATCATCAAAGCATTGTAAAATATTAGCTTTGCTCTTCACTGATTTAATTTTAGCACACTTCTTTGGCCAAACGATATATCCATCATCATCAATGTATCGAAAGACGCGGTTACCAGTACTTCCTCGTTCACCTCTAGCTACAGAGCAAACATGAGAAAACTCTAGATTCAACTCTTCAGCTGCTATTGAAGCAGACCCGTATGTCTTCAATGTACTTAAATCTATTACTTCTTTTGAAGAATGATTATCGTAACCGGTTTTACCATACATATGATTCTTAAAGCCCAATTGAGCTTCAGATATTTTCTTCTTGGTACTTTCGGCATGTTTACCGACGCTATTTCCACCGAGCTCAATATTGTATCCTCGATCAGGATTAGTAGAATCATATTTTTCAATATATTCTTTCTCTTTATCATCCAAATCTCTTTTTGACTCAGTTTCATATATTGGGGTAAATGTGAATTTTTCTATACCAATTTCTCGCATAGCCTCGACTATAGGTCTTTTAGACTTTGAAAATCTCACGTCATTTCTATATCCGCGTATTCGTTCATCCAAAGATCTAGTCGTTTGTCCTATGTATACTTTATCGTTTTCAGTGTTAGTGATTTTATATATGGTCATAAGGATTCCTCCAATACAATCATATACAATCGTTATTCTGATTAAAAGCTTTCGCCGTTAGCACAAATATTAACGAATCATAACTTCGATACTATACGTTATTTGTACACCCTAGATTTCTAGGTTCACCATCTTCTTCATCCGCATATCCCTATGCGGCGCGGCCAGACCTTTTCAGTTTACCGTTAGTTGTTTGTAATGTAACAAGCTGATACTGAATTGTCTGAATACCATTCTTAATTTCTTTCATAAGACGTTTTTCAGTAATTGTATCAACGAGAGATTTAAATTCATCGAATGACTTAGTTGTATCAGCAGCTTCAATAATCATTGTAACTTCATCGATAACATCTCGTTTAATCTTCTGTCTGGAAATATCGATGAATGGAACAAGGTGTGACAACGAAAATGAACAACCGCCATACTGTGACGATGCAACCTGTGCGATAATCTGTGTTGCA